AGGCATGTATGCCATGCCAGAGGATAGCGTTGATTGCGCCATTTTCTCTCCGCCGTTCGGGGATCTTTTCGTCTATTCAGATAGCGAACGTGACCTTGGAAACGCCGGAAGCGGCGAAGATTTCCTCGCTCAATACAAATTCTTTGCAGAGGCGCTAACGCGTGTAATGCGGCCCGGTCGCATCATTTGCGTCCACTGTACTGACTTGCCCATGCGTAAGGGCAAGGACGGGGCCATCGGTCTCAAAGACTTCTCAGGCGATTTGATCCGCGCCCACACAGATGCTGGCATGGTGTACCATGGCCGCGCCACCATCTGGAAAGACCCTGTAGTCGAGATGCAGCGTACCAAGGCCCTTGGGCTGCTGTACAAGACGATCCGAAAAGACAGCGCCATGAACAGGGTAGGGATGCCCGACTACATGCTGTTTTTCCGCAAGGATGCGCCAAACGATCAGGCAATAAAACACTGCGAGCCGGGGAACATAAAAGAGGCAACAAAAATCGCCAGAGAATGGCTAGAAGATCTGCGCAGAAACGAACTTTGCGCAGAAATTCCAGACGACGATTTGCTGTCTAAGCTAGTACAGGAAGCGCAATTCGACGTGTACGAATGGCAGCACCTAGCTAGCCCGGTGTGGATGGACATTAAGCAAGGCAACGTCCTTCGCAGCATCAAGGGTGTGAATGACGAGAAGCATGTTTGCCCGCTTCAACTGGACGCAATCCGCAAGTGCCTGCGCCTCTACACGAAGCCCGGCGATATAGTGATGGACCCGTTCAACGGCATCGGTTCAACGGGATATGAGGCTTTGCGCCAATTACGTCGCTACATCGGATTTGAGTTGAAGCCGGAATACGCCGCGCAGGCCGGGAAAAACCTATCGGATGCCGCTGCCCATGGTGCGGATATGTTTGCGAGGGCGTAATGAACTCACAGACCCAGCAAATCCTTGCCCATCTCAAGGCAGGCAGGCCGATAACCCCCATTGAGGCGCTGGACGAATACGGCTGCTTTCGCCTCAGCGGCAGGATCTACGATCTCCGCCAAGAGGGCCACACCATTACCCGCGACATGGTGGAGACCCCCTCCGGCAAGCGTGTTGCCCAGTACCGGATGGAGGCGTGATGCTGCGGGTACTTGATCTTTTCAGCGGAGGCCGAGATCATCTGGCGGATAATGCATTCTGTCCAAAAGTGCGTGGCAGGTTGGGCATAGTATCCAGACCTTCTCAGGCGTCGTGTTTTTGTTCGACCGCCACGCTCCATTCCGTCTGTGTTCTGGACGATGAGCAATATCAAGAACTCGGGTTTCTCCGCAAGATTGACACGCGCGGGGTGCGTCGGGGAACCTTGAATAGAACCGGATCAGATTGCCATCGGGGCCGCGCTTCTCAGCCGCCCTTGCGTAATAAACGGCCTTTCGATCTGGGTTCCTCTTGTAGAAGTTTGACCGGCTCTCGCGGGCGCTCTGGACAGAGCATTCGTCAGAACAATGCCATCGGTTTGCATCGGCCCTGCCTTCAAGTTCGAACCGCTCCCCACATTGGCGGCAATGCCGCTTTGAGAGACCGCCAGCCTTCTTTTGTTTCCAGCGAAACTTCGCTTTGCATTCCGTCGAACACCACTTCGACGTGGCGCGGTCTGCTTCATACTCGGAGCCACAGTAACCGCAGTGTTTTAGGGTTTTTACCATGACTGAAATCGTACAAGAACGCGCAGCAATGCCCAATAGTAAGCTGGCCGTATTGGATCTTTTTTCAGGAATCGGTGGATTTTCTCTTGGCCTGGAACGGACAGGCGGATTCCAGACTGTCGCCTTTTGCGAAATCGAGGAATTTCCACGCCGGGTTTTGGCGAAACATTGGCCTGAGGTTCACTGCCACGATGATGTCCAAACATTAACGAAGGAAACCCTATGCCGAGGCTATGCGGAAAATGCGCTATTGAACCAGCTATGCAGGGAGATGGGTGGAAACTTAGCATCTGTAAAAAATGCCATAACGAATATCAAAAAGAGCGTCGAAAAAAGAACCCATCCAAGCACAACCAATGGGCCGCTGAGCGCCGCAGAGGCGTTATCGAACATTATGGCGGGAAGTGTTCCTGTTGCGGAGAAAGCGAATACGCATTTCTGGCGATTGATCACAAACTGGACAACGGAAGCACCGAGCGACGGAAGTACAAGGGCGCTCTTTGGAAGCTCGCTATCAAGCGCGGACTGCCAAACGATTACCAGATACTTTGCCACAACTGCAACCTTGCGAAATCCATCTACGGTTCCTGCCCACATCAGAAAGATGACGGGGGTGAGAGACCATGACGTTACAAAACTCACAGGGGACATTATGGCAAGAGACGGAATTACCGTTGATGTCATCACCGGGGGTTTCCCGTGCCAGGACATCAGCACAGCTGGCAAGCAAGCTGGCATCGGTGAAGGAACCCGCAGTGGCCTGTGGTCCGAAATCGTCCGACTTATTGGCGAGCTATCACCCCGCTACGTCATCGTGGAGAACGTCGCAAACCTGCTTAGTGGCCCTAGCGACAGGCGAGGGGGATGGTTTGGCCGAGTTCTCGGAGACTTGGCCGAGTGCGGGTATGATGCGGAGTGGGAGAGCTTACCGGCTGGTGCCGTGGGGGCGCCCCATGAACGCGACAGGGTTTGGATATTGGCCTACCCCGGCGAAGTCCGGGAGTTCCCCAAGAAAATCTGGAATATGGACTGGTCGCTACTTTATAAAACCGAATGGAAAAAAAAGTCAGACGCGTCTGGAGGACGTTTTGGGTGGGCGCCCGAACCCAATATTTCTAGAGTGGCTAATGGGATTCCCTTTATCGTGGACAGACGTAGTTCATGTGGAAACGCCGTAATACCACAAATCCCCGAAATGATTGGCCAAGCCATTCTGAAGGCTGAATCAGCCTCCTACCGGATGGAGGCATAATGATCACTTTCGAGATTCCCGGCACCCCCTACGCCAAGAAGCGCCACCGCAGCACCCGGCAGGGCAGAACGTACAACCCCGCCGACAACGTCAGCTTTGAACGCACAGTGGCGCAGATCGCCTTGCAGCACTTCCCGGAGCCGCTGGAAGGCCCCGTGCGGCTGACCTTCACCGCGATCTTCGCGCCCGCGCAGTCGTGGAGCAAGAAAAAGACCGCCGCGCATCTGCACCGTCCGCACACTCAAAAGCCAGACCTCGACAACATCGAAAAGGCGCTGAAAGACGGCTTGAACCGCGTTGCCTTCGTGGATGATGCACAGGTCGCAGAGGTCCACAAGAAGAAGATGTGGGGGCCAAGACCGCGTACCATCGTGATGATCGAGCCGCTATCGGTAAGCCTCGTTTCCATGCGGTCAAGGGGGTGGCGTCGTGAGTGACTTCGACCCCAAACGCGCCCGTGCAAAGCGCCCTTGCCCCCTTTGGGTGGACGCGTTCCAGCGCGATACGCAGCACCTTCAGGCCGATGAGGTGGGAGCGTACATGCTCATTCTCATGGCGATGTGGACCCGCCCCGCCTGCGATCTTCCAAACGACCCAGCCCGCATCGCCCGTGTCGCGCGCGTCTCAAAGCGACTTTGGGACAGCCGGGTTGGCCCCGTGATCATGGCCTTTTTGGAGGTCGATGGAGACGTCGTTATCTCTGAGAGGTTACGAAAAGAAGCGGCTTACGTTGAACGACAGGTTAAGCAACAGTCTGACCGAAAAGTAAGCGAAAAATCCGGTAAGCCACGGAAAACAAACAAACCGGGTAAATCCACGGATGATCCCACGGACGAACCACGGAACCATCCTTCCCAACAACCCAACAACCCAAGAGAAGAAGATAAATCTTCTTCTAAAGAAGAGGCCGCTTACCAGCGATATTTGGAGGCGCACCCAAGGCCGGTCGAGAGTGACGCGGGCTTGGCATTTTTCGCAGCGCTCCTGGCCGAGGGCATCGACCCGGCACAGATCATCGCTTCAGCCGAAGCCTATGCCCGGACGGTCAGGGAGTGGTCCGCAGAGGGCAAGGTTCAGCAATCGGACAATTTCCTTGACCCGGATCGCGGCAAGTGGCGGCAGCACGTTCCCAAGCCGAAAGCCGCTCCTGCGTCCGAAGAAGATCAGCTGAAGTTCTGGGCCGAAACGATCAACGGCAAGTCATTCGTGGCGGCCAGTTGCGTGAAACCCCATGTAGCCCGCGCCCTTGTGGAGCGCGGTCTCGTCACCCCCGAAAAACTGAAAGAGAGAGGAATCGCAGCATGAACTTGCAAGAGATAATCGACGCCCCCGGTTTCGGGTCGGGCAAGAATGCCCGAGATGTTCTCAACGCCCGCGTCGAACGCCGCAGTCACGTTCCTGACCGTCATTACATGAATGAAATGCTGGTTAGCAACGAGATTGATGGTCTGGTTGCTAAACTTGGGAACGACTCTAAGGACGGCAAGGACTACCACCTGAACTCATCTGGCTATGCGCTGATAGGTGACGCTTCAACGTCTGGTGAAGACGCGCGCGCAATCGCAGCCATTTGGAATGCTTACCGAGATGGCGAACTTGTCTGGCAGGACGCTGAAAGGGGCGAAAAGTGACCCCCTCCGAAACATGGGAGCAGATGAAGGCCCGCCACGCCCGAGAGGAGCGGGCCTGCCTCGACCGGATCGCCTCTGACGCCTACTGCCGGGGGCAGGCCGGTGCCGCGCCAAGCCGGGCGGATCGACCCATGCAGATCATCTACAGCTACGCCAGAGAGGCCGGTGTGTCCGTGGATATGCTCAGAGGTGGCGACCGGACACAGCGGGCCTGCCGCCACCGCCATGAGGTGATGCTGAGGCTGAAGGAGCAAACCGACCTTTCGCTGCCCGCTATTGGGCGGCTGCTGGGAGGCCGGGATCACACCACGATCATGAACGGAATCGAGCGGGCCAAGGCTAAGCGGGAGGCCGCGCAATGAGGGTTATTATCTGCGGGGGCCGCGACCCTAGTTCCGAAGTCTGCGATGCAGTTTGGAATTGGGTCATGGGAAACTGCACAAGCGGCGATGTGGTTATTCACGGCGCAGCGCGTGGGGTGGATGAGCAAGCTATGATTGCAGCGCAGACGTTGCCGGGGGTAAAGCACTTGCCCTTCGCAGCGGATTGGAACGCGCATGGCAGATCGGCAGGGCCGATTAGGAATAAGCGAATGTTGGCAGAGGGCAAGCCGGATCGCGTCATTGCATTCCCCGGAGGTCGCGGCACGGCGAATATGTGCAAGCAGGCGAGAGAGGCAGGGATACCTGTATCGGAAATTAAGGTCCACCAATGATCAACGCAGCCATTCTCCGCCCCGAAAACTTCGACCCGCTCACCGAACTCTGGGCCAGCGTCATCCTCCGGGCCGTGCTGGACGCGCACAGCACCAGCGAGCAGCGCGACGAGCGACAGGCACGCAGGCAGGCACGCATATGGCTGGAGGGCCGAACCGAGGACTTCCGCATGGTCTGCGCACTGGCTGGCCTAGATCCGGACTTCATCCGGGACGGCTGGGCATCCGGCAGGATCACCCCGGAGCGGCTTACGCTCAAGGGCCGCCGCATGGAGTATGCGGCATGACCCCAGATCACAGCAACGGAAGGATGGAAGGGCAGATGATGAAACAGCTACTCACCCCCGCGATGCAGGCGCAGATTGACCAGTGCCGTAGGATGCTGGCCGAAGGAGCCAACCCACAGGACATGCGGGATTTGGGGTACGCTCAGGCCGCAATCAACGCGGCGATCAACGCAGAGAAATGAGCGACCATTGAGGCAGAACGAAGGGCAGGCAGTGACGGCACCGCACAGGACACCAGAGGCGCTTTCAGAGCAGAATGACCGGCAGGCCGAGAAGATCAAGGCGCTCTGGTATCGTGTCACAGCCCAACAAGCACGCATCGACAAACAGCAAGGCATGATCGACTGGCTCCGCCGCCGGGTAGAGACCCTTGAGGCAGAACTAACACCGCAGGCAATCGCAGAGAGGTATTTCGATGGCAGCTAAACGAAAGAGGGCCAAGCTGAAGAACGGCACCCGCCGCGATCTGGTAAAGCCCGCCTCCGCTGTCAGCCTTTCTCCCCCGCGATGGGACCAAGGTGCGACCGGACCGGCGAACCGCATCGGCCTTGTCACTGAGGAACGCGGCGCGCTGGACCCAGACAAAGGCCGCGTGAACCCCAACGGCGTCAAGGGCGCGCGCCGGGTGGACATGCTGGAAATCTATCACGCGCGCGGCTGGATCAGCGACCGAGGCTATACTGCAGGCGAGACGCTGCGGGACGCATGGGCCGGTACCCAGCGCGGCAAGGGAATTGACTACACGGCGGAGCGGGTGGACAGCACCCCGAAGCCTGACGCCTCCATCGACATCCAGATCGACCGGGTGTCGCGGCTGGTGAGCCTGTCCAAGCGGATACACCCAGACGATCATGATATCATCTACACGGTGGCCTATGAGCAGCGCCCCATTGCCCATCTGCGCCAGTATCGGGGCCGGAACCATGAAGCGGGCAAGCGTCACCTATTCTCAGCATTCGAGAGGTTGGCGGATGCGCTGGGTTGACCGGAAAAATAAATGGCGGTATCACTTGATAATCGGAAGTAGAGCGCGCTGGGGCAACCTTTGCGCGCTTTTCGATTCACACCGCATTGATGCGAGTGCAGACCAGCCGCCCACGACAAGACATGCTGGATGGAGAGAACGTGAAGCAACGCCTTGTTACCGGCGTCGTGACCTTCGCTGAATATCCGACATGCCTGTGATCAGGCAGGCCATCGAAGTCGCAGAAGTAAATATGGGTGGATCATGAGTGATAGAGACGAGGCGGGCCGCTTCGCACCCGGCAATCGTTTCTGGGAGGCGCGGAGTTCACATGGCCCGAAGCCCAAATTCGATAACAGTGATGACCTTTGGTCCGCTTGTGTCGAGTACTTCGAGTGGAATGAAGACAACCCGCTCATGGAGACGAAAGGCTTCGCATTTCAGGGCGTGGTGACGAAAGAGACGTTCCCGAAAATGCGGGCGATGACCATCGGCGGGCTTTGCCTATTTTTGGATGTGACCCACAAGCAATGGATCGAGTGGCGCGAGAAACGCCCCGATTTAAGTGCAGTCATCACGCGAGCCGAGGCCGTGATCTTCAAGCAGAAGTTTGAAGGCGCATCAGCTGACCTGCTGAACGGAAACATCATCGCACGCGAGTTGGGCTTGGCGGACAAGCAGGACCACCAGTCGAGCGACGGGACAATGACGCCTGCGCCCGCCGTAGTACTTTCAAAACTGTCGGATGAGGAGCTTGCCCAGCTTGAACGCCTTACCGACAAAGCGCGAGATTCAGAGGGAGTGGGCGAGGCGGAGTAATCTCGGCTTTGCGCGCTACCACTTCCCGGCGCGCGAGGGGATGGCGCTCATTGAGGGGCCTCATCACCGGGTTATCGGCCAAACGCTCGACCGAGTGCATTCAGGCGATATCAGCCGCCTCATCATCACCCTGCCTCCGGGCTATACCAAGACCGAGATGGCGGTGGTCAACTTCATTGCGCGGGGGTTCATGATCAACCCCGCCGCCCGCTTCATCCATGCCACGTTTTCGGACGATCTGGCGCGGGAAAACAGCGACAAGATCAGGAGCCTCATTCAACTCCCAGAGTTTGGCGAGCTTGCGTCGGTTGGGATCAAGACTGACACCAGCGCGAAGGACCGATGGAAGACCATTCAGGGTGGCGGCATACTTGCCAAGGCGGCTGGCGGCCCCATCACAGGCTTTCGGGCCGGTTATATGGACAAGGAGAGTTTCACCGGGGCCTTGGTGGTCGATGACCCGTTGAAGCCAGACGACGCGTTCAGCCCGAAGAAGCGGGCGGTAGTCAATAAGAGGGCTACCAACACCTTCCGAAGCAGGGTGGCTCATGAGGCAGTGCCTATCGTGGTCATCATGCAGCGGCTTCACAGCGACGACTTCGTTGGACACCTGCTGACCGGCGGGACCGGCGAAATCTGGGATCATCTCGATCTGCCAGTGATCATCGACAGGTCGGCAGAATACCCGAAAGAATGGACGCATGGCCGCCCGGTGCCGCACGATCTTCCAGACGGGCCTCTTTGGGCAGAGAAGCACAGCGCCGAAGAAATCGAGGTTATCAGGGCAGACGCCTACACCTTCGCCAGCCAGTACATGCAGCGCCCCGTTTCGATAGAGGGCGCTCTCTTCGATATGAGTAAGGTGCATTGGTACTCCGAAGCGCCTGAGATCGACCACTATCGCATGTACGCTGACACGGCCCAAAAGACCGGCGAGCGGAACGACTATTCGGTTATCGAACTATGGGGCAAGTCCAAGAGCGGCCCGGCGGTCCTGATCGACCTTATCCGGGGCAAATGGGAAGCGCCCGATCTGGAAAAGAACGCAATGGCCTTCTGGGCCAAGCATCAGGACGCAGGACGCAACGTTCGCGGCCTACGGGTTGAGGACAAAGTGTCAGGGACCGGCCTGATTCAGTCGCTGAAACGCAAGGGCATTCCTGTAGATGGCATCCAGCGTGACCGAGACAAATACACGCGCGGCCTAGATGCCGCACCATGGGTGGCGACCGGCCAAGTCTGGTTGCCCAAGGACGCGCCTTTCACTGAGGCTCTGCGCTACGAAATGCAGACATTCGACGGCTTGGGAACGGGCCATGATGACCAGATCGACCCGATGATGGATGCGATTGCAGACATGTTGGGCGGGTACGGGTACAACCTCGCAGGGGTGTTTTGATGGCAAACAAGCCCCACTACCGGGTTACACAAGACGGCCTCGTCAGCATGGTATCCGGCATGGGAACGGCGAGGGACAAAGGCGGGTCTGCCGTCTACGTCGATACCGTGCTGACCCCGCAGGAGGCGATGAACGCCTATCACGCCAGCGCATTGGTGCGGCGTGTGGTCGATCTGCCAGCAGAGGATGCCGTCAGGGAGTGGCGGAATTGGCAGGCCGGGGTCGCCGAAATCGGAAAGGTCGAAGCGGAGGAAAAGCGGCTCAGGCTTCAGGGTAAAGTGTACGAGAGCCGCCGGGCTGCCCGTCTCGACGGGGAAAGCGCGCTGCTCATCGGGGCCGACCTTGCCCAACCTGAAGAACCCTTGGACCCACGGCGCGCCACCAGAGGTGGCCTCAAATACCTGATCGAACTCGGCAAGGACGTTACGGACTGGCATCTCGGGGATCGTGTCGTGGCATTGGTCGGGGGTGGAGGATATGCGCAGTTTGCGACTGCTTATGCTGTCCATCTCATTCGAATTCCGGAGTCAGTGTCGTTTCAAGAGGCTGCCTGTATTTGCGAGACCTACATTACCGCTTACCTCAATTTGTTTCGAATTGCGGGCCTTCGAAATGGCCAAAGCGTTCTTTTGCATGGCGGTGGGGGTGGGGTGAATACTGCGGCTGCCCATCTTTGCCATGCCCTCGTCCCCGAGGCTACAGTTATCGTGACGGCATCCTCCGCAAAGGTTGAGCCAGTTCGGGCGCTTGGGGTTGATTCGGTAATCGATTATCAGCAGCGAGATTTTCCAAAAGAGGTAGATCAGATCACTCAAGGGCGGGGGGTTGATGTCATTCTCGAT